CCGTTGCCGCGCCTCTGTCGCCGCTGGCCGTTGCCGCGCCTCTGTCGCCGCTGGCCGTTGCCGCGCCTCTGTCGCCGCTGGCCGTTGCCGCGCCTCTGTAGCCGCTGGCCGTTGCCAGACCATTGTCAGCAGTCGAATAAGCCGGCGAATTTGGATCGATCGTCTTCGCACGGCTGAAGGTGTACTCGACTGCCGCCTTGATCAGGACCGGAAGGCTAAGTTCGACGCCGATCTTGATCTTCGAGCTTGCGACCTTCGAATCTTCGCCGTGACGTGCGATCGTGCCGCTCTGCTCGACGACGAAGAAGCGTGATGTGTTCGGCGAGTAGTAGCGCAGCACGTCCAGCGGGTATTCGCAGGCGTGGAAACCGGCCGCGCATGCTTCAACGTCGCCATCATGCGTGTATTCCTCGCCGGCTGCGTACTGGAAACCACGGCATTTCATGTCTGCGTTGAAACCTTTGTACGAAACTATCTTCTCATTGGTATTGCTCATGTCATTCCCCGTTCGATTCGAAAGGATCGAATTATTGAATAATCAATCTGCGGACGGCGCGCGCGCGGAGCGCGGAGACCTTGCGGAAGTTGTGCTGGATGCCACTGCTGAAGCTCTGATACCAGGCGCAACCGGAATCGCGATGGTGCGTTTCGTTGCTCCAATACCATTCGCGCTTGAACAGGTCACGGTGATGTGCCCAGAGCATCGCCTGCTCAACACGCGTCGGCAGATTTCCGTTGATGCTCTTGGCCCAGTCCATTTGTTCTTGCCACGTGGCATCGCCGCTGTCGCCCGGAAGTAGGATGACGTGATGGAAGTCGCCATTCTTGTCGCCGATCGCGCCGATGTAGACCTCACCTTCGGCGAGCTCAGGCAGTTCAGTTTCTTGCTTCATTTCTCGATCTCCGGTGTGGTGTTTCCGGATTACGACGCGAACGATTTGCGCTGCGTGTCGAGCCACGTCTCGGCCCATTCGAGCGCGAGCTTCGACGCGGCATTCGTTTCCGGCGTATCGCCTTTGCGGATCGCCATGAAGAAGCGCTCGACCGGGCGCGACGAATCCTTCGGGATACCGAATTTCGACGAATCAACATCAATGCCGCGCGCGTTCGCGATTGTGCCGACGAGGCATGCGCATTCGCCGGAGTAGGTCGAGCCGTCAACGCGGCCAGCCTTCAGCGCTTCGATCAGCGCCGGCACTTCGCGCGGGGCCTGCGAGATCACTTCAATGAAATCGGCTTTGATCGGCAGCAGGTTCGCGCCGCTCAGGTTCGCGCCGCTCAGGTTCGCGCCGCGCAGGTTCGCGCCGCGCAGGTTCGCGTCGCTCAGGTTCGCGCCGCTCAGGTTCGCGCCGCTCAGGTCCGCGCCGCGCAGGTTCGCGCCGCGCAGGTTCGCGTCGCTCAGGTTCGCGCCGCTCAGGTTCGCGCCGCTCAGGTCCGCGTCGCTCAGGCTGACACTCTGCTTGTATGCCAACTCAACCGCAACCTTCATCGAATCCGCTTCGCACTCGAAAATGACCTTCAGCGTCCAGCGGTTGAGGATTTTGATCTTCATGTGAGTCTCCGGGTGGTGTGGTGTGATTGCCCGCAGGGCGGGCGCGGTTGGTTAGGCGGTGGGTATCTTGGCTAGCCAGTTCTTATCGAAGTCAGCCATCGCTTCAGCCGGCGAATCGCCGAAGCCGCAGACGCCTTCCATCAAGTTCGGGCCGTACAGGGCGCGCCACTTGTTGCCGTCGATGCCGAGTGTCGGACGATAAACCGCAGACGGGCGGCCATACTCGGAAAACGATGCTGACGCATCCTGCATCGCGCAGTGGATCACGTGTTCAGCATTGCCAAATGCATCGCGAACTGCGGTTTCGACAGCCTGTCCTACGTCGCCGCCGTGAATGCGGCTGCGCGTGGCGTCGTAGATTGCTTGGTAGGAATCACTCATCGTCTTTTTCCTGTAGCAGGATGGTTTGGTCAGCAGTCGTAGTCGCCATCGATAAGGCGTGCAGCGATCTTTCGCGCCGCGCTCTTATCGTTGTGGCGCACGTAGCTCAGCTTGTACGCCATCGAACTGCAACCGATCCAGTTTGCGTAGGTCATCATCGTTCTCCTGTAGCGGGCAGGGTTGGTCAGGCGGATTCGATCTTGAATCCGTCACGAAGCGCAGCACGCTCGCATGCTTGGCAGCGCGTCTCAAACTTTGTCGCGTGAAATTCGACAAGCTGAAGGCCGATGTGGCGACCGTTTCCGACGTTCTTCCGCCCGGTCTTGCAGCCTTTCTCATAGTGGGTGCGGTGCTGTGCCATCGTCTTTCTCCTGTAGCGGGCGCGGTCGGTCAGTGCATGTGGTGCTCGCCGCGACCGATGTGCTTCATCGCACGCGTAACCTCGACGACGAGCCAGAGAATCAGAAGGGCCAAAGCCCCAGTCACGAAGTGCTTCACCTCAGCAGCCTCCGCGAAGATCTTCGATGCCCTGAGCGATCAGATCGCTTGCAACTTCGCGCAACAGGTGCTCGACAAGCGCGCCGCGAGGCAGACGGCGCAGTTCGAGGAGGTTCTTTGCGGCTTGGCTCACGATCGGCTCCTAGACCTTGAGCCCGATCGACCGTAGAAAGAGGCGTCGGTCGTATTCGAGCTTCAACCGGGCCGCGTGCCGCATTGCATGGGCGCGGCCGATGTTCTCGCTGTACCGATGAGATAGGCCGAGTACCGCCCACGTCTCACGGCTCGCGTTTGCGCTGACTTCGAGGTCAGCTGCTGCGTTTTCGAGCCACTCGACCGACACGGTCGGCAGCTTCCGTTTCGCTTCCACTGGATCTCCTTTCGAAGAGTCACGATCACGATCCTCGCTTCCCCTCATGATTTAGTCGTCCGAATTCAAAACAACGATCAGGGCGTAACACCAATCGATCTGCTTCCTTGTCAGTTTTCATGGGATGGGGCCACTGCCGCGACTTCCGGTTTCGCTTTCCCCTCCGAACGACAATCCGGCTATCTCGCGAACCGCCACGTGCGTCGCGACCAACTCCGGCATCCTCTGGCTCCCTCGCCGCGGCCAGACCACGTCCGCATCGGCAGGACCCCATCTCATGAAAGCTGAGTGGTGTCGGGCGCTACCCCGTTTCTCGGCTACACCGTAGAGCCGACCGGTTGCTCCCTTGCGGGTCCCGGTACGCTGGCACTCTTAAAGATCGATCCGCCGGAGCGGTGCAGCGAGCAAGGCTGCGGTATGGATTGGAGAATAAACAAGAGTTTATCAAGAGTCAACAAAAGTTTGTGCCTGTGTGGGAGGGCAAGTTCGACCGCGTGTGGCGAAGACGCGGATCAGCCTGTAAATTCTTGGGAGGAATTGGACGCAATCATGAAAATTCAACCTCTCCCACCTCTTCAGTGCCTTGTTTTCTTCGACGCAGCCGCAAGACACGGCAACTTCACGCGAGCAGCCGAGGAATTGAATGTGACGCAAGGCGCGGTTAGCAAACAGGTTGTGAAGCTCGAGACGTTTCTTGGGACAACTCTCTTTGTCCGAGATGCCAAGGCCTTGCATTTGACTCGCGCGGGCCAGCAGTACGCTGATCGGGTGCATGCGATTTTGGCCGACTGTGTCGAGGCAACTGCACTTGTGATGAAGGAGCAGACTCCGCACAGCCTTACTATTGCGTGCGCGTCCGGCACTGCAACATTGTTTTTGGCGGATCGGATTGCCGAGTTCAGCGCGGAGCATCCGGAAGTCTCCGTGCGAATTCTTGTTCGAGAAGGCGTGTTCAATTTGAACGCGGCCGAATTCGACATTGGCGTCTACTACATTCGCGACGTTCCTCCCCCCGGCATTGCTGGAACGGCGATCATCGCGGAGGACGTTCACGCATACTGCGCGCCGACGTTTCTCGCGGGGCGCCGCGTGCCTCCCCAGGACTTGATGGAGGCAACTTTACTTGTTGCGGAGGAACAGCAGCGTCAGTGGATGGGATGGCGAGATTGGTTTCGCCTGACTGTCGGCGAAATCGGGTTTCGTCCGGCTCGAACTATTTCTGCGAACAGCTACCCAGTACTGCTGCAACTGGCACTGCATGGGCACGGAGCAATTTTGGGCTGGAAGCATATGATCACGCCACTTGTTGAGAGCGGGAAGCTGGTTTTAGCGTCGGATGCGCATGCAAGCTTCGGCGGCGCGTATCAGGTCATCTGGCCTGCGGATCGCCGAGACACGCCCGCGGTCACGATGTTTCGCGAGTGGCTACTGACGCATGTATAAGTCATACGATTGGTTCAATTTGCATCATTCCTTATGGTCAGGCTGCCCCGAGAATTTTTCATAGTAAGTAATTCGTAAATAGACGTAATATTTCGTGCGCGATCAAATCTTGTTTGATAGCCGTAATAACTCAATAATCCGAGGGCACGAAATAATGCAAACATCAACGTACGCGCGCGAGGCCGCGCCGAGTGCGAGCTCCGACACGCATCGGAGAGCTGTAATCGCCGTCATCGTCGGAAATGGTTTCGAATGGTTCGATTTCATTTCGTATAGTTTCTTCTCAGTCATTATTGCGAAACTATTTTTCCCGTCGACGGACGACAACCTGTCTCTGTTGCTGTCGGTTTCGACGATTGGCGTAGGCTTCTTTATGCGTCCGATCGGTGGCATCGTGATTGGCGGAATTGCGGACAAAGTGGGGCGCCGAGCAGCACTTACGGTCACGATTGCATTGATGACCGCCGGGACGGCGATGATTGGATTCGCGCCGACATACAAAGATGCAGGGCTTGGTGCGCCACTGATGATTGTCGTCGCGCGTCTACTTCAGGGATTTTCGGCTGGAGGGGAAATGGGAGGTGCGACAGCGTATCTTCGCGAGCGCGTGCCGGCCGAGCGGCATGGATACTACACGAGCTGGATTCAGGCGAGTATCGGGTTCGCGATTATCCTTGCGTCAGTTCTTGCGGTGTTTATCGTGAAGTGCCTCGATGAGCAGCAGATCGAATCTTGGGGCTGGAGAATCCCCTTCCTTCTCGGACTCGGTCTCGGCCCGGTCGGGATTTATATCCGCAGTAGGCTGAACGACCCTGGCTTTCCCGCAGACGAGCGTTTGGGCGAGTGTGCGCCGGTCGTCGAGGTCGTCAGGAGCTTTTCGCGTGAGGCGCTTGTCGGATTTGGTTTAGTCGTCTTCTGGACGGTTTGCTCTTATGTCCTACTGTTCTACATCCCGACCTACGCTTCGAAGGTTCTGAAACTCCCGTCTTCTACGGGTTTCATCGCAGTGCTTGTCGGCGCGTCAATTGTTCTCTTCGTCACACCTTTGATTGGACACCTTTCCGATCTGTTTGGGCGCCGCTGGTTCCTTGCGGGAGCGTTGCTCGTTGCGATCGTCGCGGCTTATCCGCTGTTCGCTATGTTGAATGCCGCACCAGGGTTGAAGACGTTGCTCGTGTTCCAGGTGGTGTTCGGGCTCGTTATCGCCAGCTACGAGGGGCCAATCCTGGCGGCGCTTAGCGACATGTTTCCAGACGGGGTTCTGTCGACTGGGATTTCGATCTCGTACAACCTCGCCGTGATCACGTTTGGTGGATTCTCCGCCGCGATCATTACGTGGGCGATTGCGACCACGCACAACAACCTCGCGCCGGCATTCTACGTGATAGCAGCGGCCATCGTGAGCTTGATATCCGTGTCTCTCTGGCAACCTCGCAGGAAGTAGAGCCGATTGGGCGGGCCTCTCGATGGACGATGCCGAGAGGCGCGCACCCTGCGAACGTTCAATCAGACCTACGAGGTGGCCACTTGAAGAAATACAACAGGGAGTTTGCCGCGGGGGCGTTGCAGTCCGTGAGCCTTATTGCAAAGGATCTCGGGATTCTCGCGGCAGAGAGAATTCGACATTTACAAGCGATCTTCTCCGCGATTGATGCACTGTCGGATCGGTCGGATCAATCATGCATTACGAGCGACCTTGCGCGGTGCGGGAGATGGATTGCAGGGGATGTCTGCGGTGACATTGACGACGCCGTCGAGTCTATAGCGCAAACATTGCAAGACGTCCACTAACGATCGCCGCGAAAGGCGGCTATCAGGGCCGCGACTTTTTCTGCGTCCGCAATGGGCAGCTCGAGGAGGTCGCGGACGGCCTGCTGTATCGACTCAGGAGCAGCATCAAATCTCTCCTGAATCTTCACCTTCTTCCCCGCCCCGACAGGCGGTTTTCGCGATCGACGCAGCGCGTCAAGTCCCGCGCTGTCGAGGCGCGACAAATCGTCCTCAAGCAACACGTTCAAATCAACCCGGAAGTGTTTTGCTAGCTGTGGCGCAAGATCCGACCGGCTACTGTCGCGCTTTTCCAGCGCATAGATCGGCTGCTGTGATTCGATGCCGATAGCGCGCGCAAGGTCCGGACGGGTTTCGCCCGTCAGGGTGCGTAGTCGTGCGACGTTCTTTCCGAGTGCCATGAGCCGGACTCTATAAACAATTGTATATTCGATCAATAAACGAGAGTTGACTGACGATAAACTATGGTTTATCGTTCGCGCATGAACACTCCGTCGCAACTCTCACCATTCGAAACGTTGTGCCTCGCAGTCAGCCTTTGCGACTCGCAAGCCGACTTTGCGAGGAGGGTCGGCGTATCCCCCCAAGCTGCAAGTAATTGGATTAAGCGGGACCGCCGTGCGCCGATCGAAGCTTGTCCATTTGTTGAGCGCGCCGTTGATGATCCGCGCGTCGTGTGCGAAACGCTCCGGCCGGACTACCAAGGTTGGGTCGTCTTGCGCCAACTGATGCTGCGCGGCGACGAGAGCTTGCGGGAGCAGAAGGAGCTCGCGGGATGACGCCCTCGGGTTCAATGAAGTAAGGGGCGAAATCGCTTTCAGTTATTTTATCTTGTTTGGGTTAACGATATCCTATTGGGCATGCTGTCCCTTACGGGCCAGCGGAAGGAGTCAACGTGACAAATGCTAACGACAAGTGCGCTGTGACGATCGAGGCAAGTCCCATTGGAACGGGGCGCGTCTTGATCGATGGCGTCGAGGTCCGGTGTGTCCAGAGTGCCAACGCGCGTACCCAACAGAGGGAGACTTCATGAAGCGCATGTACGCGCGTTTCGTCCTGTGGCTGATTCGGCCGGCGCTCAACTTGCGGACTGAGCGCCAGAAAGCCGCGGTCCGTTACTACGAGGCAGCTATCGGATCGACTGGGCCAAGTTGGAGAAGCCTTCGGAATACCGTTCAAACGACGACAGGACGCCATCGCCGGCCCGTTCGCTGTTGAGCAATGTCACACGAGCCACCTCAAGTGCTTGAGTGTGCTCCGTGATGAACCGATTGAGTTGATCTTTGGACATCGACCGAAGTAGAGCGTCAACGACTGCAAGAAGCGCCATGTTTTCGCCCTTCAGTTCGCAGATCCGGTCAGCCACGTCTTTTAGATCCTTCATGGGGGTCCCCGTATGGAAATGGTTGTGTGAGAGCTGCCAATTCTAAGACGAAAGCTCGGGACCCTCGCCCAATGCAGTAGATCGCGCCTGCATGGCGCGGTTGAGGAAATTGAATTTTCGTTCGCACCATAGGGACACACTTTAGTAGTCCTTACCGCGACAAACAACGTTCAGATGAGGATTGAATGAACATCATCGACGCCGCATACGCGGTTGTTCACGATTACCCGGGCGGCAGTGAGTCGCTCGCGCCGCGTCTCGGTATGTCGGCGGCGGTGCTGCGGAACAAGGTGAACCCGAACAACGCTACGCATCACCTCGGGCTTGCTGACGCGGTTCGCGCGACGGACGTGACCAACGACGATCGGATGCTCGAAGCGTGGGCTGGCGAGCGTGGCTACGCGCTCGTGAAATTGCCGAGCGCCGTTGACTGCTGCGACGCCGCGATCGTCGAGCTGATGGGCAAGGCGTGGTCGACGCACGGCGACGTCGGGCAGGAGATCGTGAAGACGCTCGAAGACGGCCGTGTCGAGCGGCACGAGATCGAGCGCGTGGATCACCGAATCTTCAAGCATGCGCAGGTGCTTCTCGATATCTCCGCGCGGCTGCGCGGCATGGCCGAGTAGTGGGGAGCGCTTGAGTGTCGCCTACTACAACGAGCACGATCAAGTCGCCGCGGAGTGGCTGCGCAACCTCGTTGCGGCAGGCCACATCGCGCCCGGTGACGTCGACGAACGCGACATCCGCGACGTGCATCCCGACGACCTTCGTCCATACGCCCAGTGCCATTTCTTCGCAGGCGTCGGCGTCTGGTCCTACGCGCTTCGTCGCGCCGGATGGCCCGACGATCGACCTGTTTGGACGGGTTCCTGTCCGTGCCAACCTTTCTCCGCGGCAGGCAAAGGACTTGGGTTTGATGATGAGCGGCACCTGTGGCCTGCGTGGTACTGGCTCATCGGCGAGCGCCGCCCTGCAATCGTCTTTGGAGAGCAGGTTGCGAGCTCGGCTGTCGACCCTTGGATCGACCTTGTTCAAGCTGACGTGGAAGCGCTGGACTACGCCTATGGGTGTGTCCCGTTTCCGTCTGCGGGCGTCGGTGCTCCGCACATCCGCGACCGGGCGTACTGGATGGCCTACGCCAACCACGCGCGATCACAAGGACGGCGCGGAATGCGCGAACGTGCCGCTGAACGCTCTGCTCGGTCGGGTGGCGTGGCTGGCCGGCTGGCCGACCACAACGAGTTCGGACGCATTGAGAAAGCCGTCGCCGAATTTCACGACATCGAACGTCACATTGAATCATGCGGCAGTGCTCGCGGGCTGGCCGACGCCGACGGCGGCGCTCGCAGACAAAGGCGTCCGCTCGACGGAAGGCGGCATTCGCGAGGCGATGCGATCACACGGCCCCGATCTGGCGGCGATGGCCTGCCTAACGGCTTCGAGCGAATCGAGCCAGCCGGCCCGACTAACGGCTTCTGGAGAGCTGCTGACTGGCTACTCTGCCGGGATGGAAAGTGGAGGCCAGTTGAACCCGGCACATTCCCGCTGGTTGATGGGGCTGCCGGTCGCATGGGACGAGTGCGCGCCGATCAAGAGCGCCTCGCCGCGCTTCGTCCACGGAAAGACCAAGGCAGCCGCCAAGGCCGACTCCGAGGGTACGGCAACGCGATCAACGCGGAAGCGGCGGTTGCGTGGATCGAAGCGTGCCGAGGAGTGATCGGATGAACTGGCTCGATCAATCCCACCGCGGAGACTGCCGTGACCTGATGCGCGCGATGATCGCCGACGGCGTGCGTGTGCAGACGATCGTGACGTCGCCGCCGTACTGGGGCCTTCGCTCGTATCTGCCTGACGGACATCCCGACAAGGGCAGGGAGATCGGCAGCGAGCCGACACTGCGCGAGTTCATCGACACGCTCGTCGGCGTGTTCGAGCTCTGCCGCCAACTGCTCGTGGACGACGGGACGCTCTGGCTGAACATGGGCGATGCCTATGCCTCATCGGGCGGACAGACGCCGATGCGCGGTGAGACGTTTGCCGGGCGCGCTCGCGCTAAGGAGAACATCTGCCTGAGCAACAGGAAAGCGGGCATCGACGGTCTGAAGGTCAAGGATCTGATGGGCCAGCCGTGGCGTCTTGCGTTTGCATTGCAGGATGCCGGCTGGTATCTCCGACAGGACATCATCTGGCACAAGCCGAACCCGATGCCCGAGAGCGTGCGCGACCGCTGCACTAAGGCACACGAATATCTGTTTCTGCTTTCGAAGAGCGAGCGCTACTACTACGACTTCCACGCGATGCAGGAGCCTGTGAGCGGTGGTGCTCATGCACGTTCGCCCGGCAATCGGTCACACAAGGCCACAAATGCATTTGCGGCGGGCGACGAGCATCACCGCACGAAAAGCGGACTCGTCGCGTACGCCGAGCGGCAGCGCGCCGCGGGCGTCAATCCGAAAGCTGTAGCGGTCGCCGGTTGGCAGACGGGACCGGGCGCACATTCGACTGTCGAGCACAACCGCGGCGCTCGTGCAAAGCGGCAGAAGCAAAACGAATCGTTCTCGGCAGCCGTCACCGACGTTGTCACGAGTCGAAATCGCCGGAGCGTCTGGACGATCCCGACGCAGTCGTTCGACGGCGCCCACTTTGCAACTTTCCCCGAGGCGCTCGTCGAACCTTGCGTGCTCGCCGGCAGTCGGCCGGGCGACGTCGTGTTCGATCCGTTCTTCGGCAGCGGCACGACCGGACAAGTAGCGCAGCGCCTCGGCCGCCGTTTCATCGGCTGCGAACTCAACCCGGACTATGAGCCGCTGCAGCGCGATCGTCTGCGGCAGCCGGGATTCGTTTTGGAGGTCATGTGAGCGAGCGCCCAACTCTCCACGTCGTTTCTCTGTCCGGCGGCAAGGACAGTACCGCGACGCTGTGCGTCGCACTCGAACAGCACGGTTCGGAGAACGTGCGTGCTGTGATGGCGGATAGCCCAGTCTCGTTCTTTCATCAGGGCACAACGGGCCATACGGGACAGGCGTCCACGATTTGGAAGGTCGTCGACTGGTCGAAGACGAGCTGCGGCGGCCGTCAATACGACCTTCTCGCGGACGCAGAACCTGCGACGGCATGCTCGTCCGCATACGGGCTCTGCGAATAGCTCCACACACCAACTATCTCAACAGGAGCCACTGATGGCCAAAAACTCAATCGACGTCTACGGGGCATCGGGCAAGGGCAACGTCCTTTCGATGAACCCCGACAAGCTGACGCTCGTCACGGACCCGAAGCACCCGCTGTACGACCGGCGCGTACATCAGGCGCCGAACCCGAAGACGGTTCGGAACTACCGCGCGCAGGGCGTGCTTGAGCCGGTGCTCTTCTACAAAGACCCGGAGACGGGCGAGAACCTTGTGATCGACGGCCGTCGCCGAGTGATTAACGCGCGCGAGCTGAACCGTCAACTGATCGATGCGGGCGAAGAGCCGATCACGATTCCGGCGATCCCAAAGCGCGTTATGCGCGACAGCGACAAGTCGTTCGTCGGAATGATGGTCAGCACGAACGAGATCCGCGAAGAAGACTCGCCGATCAACCGGGCCGAGAAGATGGCTCGCATGCTCGACGTCGGCCACACCGAGGATGCTATCGCCGTCGCGTTCGGTGTCGAGGTGCCGACCGTGCGCTCTGCTTTGAAGCTGCTCGACTGCTGCATGGCGGTGCGTGACGCTGTTGAGGCGGAACAGATCACTGTGTCGCACGCGCTGAAGCTTGCGAAGCTGTCGCCCGACGAGCAACGCGCGAAGGTTCAGGCGTTGATCGATGCCGCTGACGGCAAGGAAGGGCACGCGCGTTCGCGTGCGCAGAAGGCCGTGCTCGGCGGTATGGCGGCACGCGTACGTCCGCGTAAGCAGATCGAGGCGGCGCTCGCGGAGGCGACGGGCGAGCGCTTGGCGGCGCTGCGATGGGTGCTCGGTATTGACGACGCGGAAGGCGCACAGGAGGCCGCCGAATGAGTTTCGAGCACCTCAACCGCGCTATGCGCGAGCAGTTCCCGCCGACGGCCAAGGTGATCCTGATCTTTCTGGCGCGGTTGGCCGATGAGCAGGGGAATTGCGATCCGTCGATCGACGCCATTGCGGAATTCGCGGGCGTGACGCGCGTCACCGTGTCGTCGACCCTTCGCACGTTGGAGGAGGCCGGTGCGCTGCGCATTACGCGCCGGCCCGGTCACCCGAGCGCCTATCGCTTGACTCTCGGGAGAGCGTCTTGACTCCGACCGACATCAAAGAGCCCGTTCCGGCGCGCGCTGGCGAAGTGACGCCCGTTGCGGTGACAGCTCGCGCAGCGGCCACGCGTACGTGTCTGTCATGTGGCGCAAAGACTGACGCTGACGGCGCGTTGCCGTGCGGGCACTGAGGAGCCTATGAGCGTCAAGGTTATGAACGCGGTGTTCGAGCGCTATCCGGAAGGCGGCGGCGAGATGATTCTCGCGCTGGCACTTGCGGACCATTCGCACGACGACGGGACGCACATCTATCCGAGCGTCGACAAATTGGCTGCGAAGACGCGCCAATCGCCGCGTGCAGTGCAGTACCAGCTTCGCCGGATGCAGCAGTCGGGCTGGCTAATTCTCGTGAGCGAGTCGAAGGGCGGGCGTGGGAATACGCGCGAATACCGAATCAATTCGGACTGGATAAACGGTGCAGAACTTGCGCCCATTTCGTCGGGTTCAAAGGGTGCAAAAAATGCACCCAATGGAAAGGGTGCAAACGACGACGTAAAGGGTGCAACTGACGACATAAAGGGTGCAAATCACAGCACTAAAGGGTGCAAAGCTTTTGCACCCGAATCATCAAGAACCGTCATAGAACCATCAGAGAACCATCAACCCGCGCGGCGTGCGCCGCGAGTTGCGTTGCATGGCGAACTGCGATCAATCGAGCTGCCCGACTGGTTGCCCGTCGACGCGTGGCTCGACTGGTGCGAGCACCGCGAGGCGAAAGCGGCGGAGAAGTCGGCGCCGTGGACACGCCCGGCGGCGAAGGTGTCGCTGCGCCGCCTCGAGAAGCTGAGAGAGCTTGGGCATGCCCCGGCGGACTGCATCGACGAAGCGGTATTGCGCGGCTGGACGGGGCTGTTCCCGGTGAAGTCAGACAGCACGGCGACGAGCGGACAGGACGTTCCTGCCGACTGGCACAAGAGCGCGCAGGGTGTCACTGACCGCGGTAAGCAACTCGGCATCGAGCAGCGCGAGGGCGAAGTGTTCATGCGCTTCAAGGCGCGCGTCGTCAAGGCGAACGGGCCCGGCGAGGCGATGGAGGAAATGCTTCGCGAGGCTGGTCGCTTTGGGAATGAGACCTACGAGCAGTTGTACCGGTACTTCAACGACATCCCGCGCGATCAGGAGGCGACGTGACGAAGCGCGCTTCATGGCCGCTCGTTGTTCCCGAGGGTACGGCGATGGTTGGCACGGCACGCGTGCGCGACGACCGAACTATCGGTCGCAGCTTCGCCGAGCGCGAGCTGGCGCGCCGCACGGGCAAGCAGCCGAACTCCGAATTCGACGAAATCGCATCCGGCGACCTCGACCGGCCACTCTTCACGCCGGTAATGACGGCGAAGCGCTCGAAGTACCGCAACACGAAGTGCGAGCACGACGGCATCAGGTTCGACAGCAAGCGCGAGCGGTCGCGATGGTTCGAGTTGATCAAGCAACAAGA